CGCGTGATAATGCAACATGTGTCCACGTATTCACTGCAACTACATCAGTAGATGTGATTACTGCAGTACCATTAACAGTAAATGCAACTTGATTAATAGAATTTAATGATAGCACGATTGCAGATTGCGGAGTACTAGTACGCATATCAATTAAAATTTGAGTTGCTCCAGAATTAACTGTTTGATACACCCATAGTTCAATTGTAAAATTACCGTTGCTAAAATTAAAATCAGGTTGACTAGGAACATTAAGAAAGTCTCCAGTACCATCTAAATTTAAACTTGAATTACCAAATTTATATTCTAATGTAGAAATCTTAGCATTTCCGTTTGCAAACACTGCTTTTGGTATTCTATCTGTAATTGTTTGAAATCCAGACTGCTTGCCTACTAAGTTTACAAAATTACCATCAAAACTATCAATCACTCCGGTTGCAAGTACCGTAGTGCCGTTGGTATCATAGTAAGTAATAGTATCACCTACATTCCATGTACCTGTTTTATTGTTAATTTTTAATCGTGTTTTGCCTATACCTGCAAACCCAGTTGTACCCGAATATGCATATATCCCTTTATCGGCAAAATATGTAAATGAATTTAACCATTCAATCCTAACACCATTAGTTGCAACAAGAGTTTCTTGATTTGGAGTGATAAATGTGACAGAATTAAATAATGCAGTAACTTCCTTACTTGCAGAGTTTGCAATACTTCCATCAAAGAACGCACCTTTACCTGCATCGTTACTGTCGTATCCATATGGATCAGTGCTACTTGTTGTAGAACCTTTAGTAATAACTGAAACATTTCTTATGTACGGACTACGAGATGAAACTAAAAAGTTAGATGCAAATCTAAATGCATATCCGGTATTGTTAGTACTATTAAATCTGTAACCAACGATAGATAAATCTTCAATTGTAGTTTCGCCGTTTAGTAAAAATGCATCGTTATCGATTGTTCCGACTGTTGGTTGAACAGTTACCGATCGAAGACCTGCACCTTTGATTGTTACACCTACTGGAATAGTTAATGGGAATATCTCAGTGTAAGTACCGGAATAGATGTAAACAGTAGTACCTGCAGTTGCTACTGATAACGCATGTTTTATTGATGCAAACGGATTATTTTCATGAACGCCTGCATTAGTATCATTACCGTTAACCGAAACATAAAATATGTTACCTTGAGGTAAGATTAAGTCAATGCCATTAACACTTAATGTATCAGCAGTAATATTAGTAGTTTGGATATTACTAATGTAGCTGGTGCCCCATTCTTGTCCGCCAGTTGTTGGATTACTACCTAAGTCGTATGTATTTGTTTGATCAGGATTAATATTACTTGTAATATCAGCGTTAAACGTAACGCTATCAGTGTTAGCATCACCTAATATGATGTCACCGTCGGCAGTAATTGTTCCGGTAGCGTGTACATTACCAGTTACTAATACATTTGAATTAATATTTACTTGACCTGATCCATTAGTTTTAATTTCTAAATTAGAGTCAGTTGTTGTTGCTTGTATAATGTTTGATGAAATCTGTATGTTGTTATCAACGATTAATTTACCTTGATATACAACAGGATTTGTACCAGATGGTTCTAAACTAATAATACTGTTGCTACTAGCAATAATATTATTATTAATAGTAAATGACGCAATATTAGCTTGAGTTGTTGTTTCTAAATTTGTAGTACGAGTTGTACCATTAACGTCAAGTGTGTATTGTGGCGATGCTGTCTTAATGCCTATCCGCCCGTTTACTACATCTAAAAATAATAAGTCGGTCTCAAAAGCTAAATTCACACCGTCGCGAAGAAGGTTTGCTTTTAAGAGCGGACCAGAAATTCGACCAACAGCCATATACTCTCCTTAACCACCGCGTTTCACGGCTAACCACCTTACATTGCGGGTTTACCACAGTTTCGTCTCGTGGGATTTTTGGTCTTATCCCAGCAGTAAAAGTATTTATCCTTAACCGAGTATAATGGCCCATGTGTTCATAATATCGTCTACCTCGTCTGATGTTGCAAATGATGCAGAACCAATAGCTGAGTCCCAAATTGTTCCGTTAAATACTTCCCATATCTGTATTTCTGTATTAAATCGTGTTTCGCCAATTTCTGGATCTACCCGTCGCTGACTGTTGTCACCTATTGGAATTACTAACCCAAATGTTCCACCAAATTTAAAATATCCTGCTGATGTTCCTTGCATTGTTAACACTTGATTGGTGTTAAGCATTATGTTATTAGGTTTAAATACTAAATTATTAACATTAATTGATGTTGATGAACCGTTTGGTGTTAAAAAGAAATCTGTATTTGGTAATGCAGTTGTAATAGTGTTATTTAAAATATGAATATCGTCTATTTCTAATAAATTAGAAAATAAACGAGATGAATTAATTTCAGCAACTACTGTATTATTAATTCCAAATCTAAGTGTATTGTCATTTGCGCCCGGGGTTAATTCAGGAGTAATATATGTGTTACGATCAGTATCATACAAATTAGTAAAACTTTCTAAACCATCAGGAATATTATATCCTTCGTATAGATTAGTTGTACTATTATGTCTAATTTGTCCAACAGCTGACAAGTAATTAGTAGTTTCGTTACTGTAAGGTAATTTTAGATATTCTGTAGAATTTATTACAGTAAGACCAGTACCCGACGGAGTAAGTACAATGCTCTTTTGTAGATTAGTAGTTGCAATCGACCATCTATTACTAATAGTTGTGTTAGTAAATTTTATCTTATCATCAAATACTACGCCGCCTGTTCCGTTAGCAGATAATGATAACGTATCTCCAGATGTGTTAGTGTAAATTTGGTTGTTAAGTATTTTAACACCATTAGATCGTAAATACGAGGTAGATCCGGTTATTATTAAATTGTCTGTATTGTGTAAGGTACCAGTTAACCTAATATTTCCTGTTTGATTTATGTCTCCAGTTAATTCGACTAATCCAGAAATGTTAACATTTCTTAACGATGTATCGCCATCGATAGTAGTAGTTCCTACTGCAGTTAAGTTGTTAGATACTGCAACATCAGTTGATGAAATCTGAATTTTTCCTGTACCTGCAGCTACTAATCTTAAATCAGTATCAGTTGATATTGTTGATATTGTATTATTTGTTATTTGGGTAACATTATCAACATTAAGACCTGTTAGGAATGCAGTTTTCCACGAAACATCGCTTGTGCCTAATGTATAAGTACTGGTAGTTTTTGGTTTAAAAGTTTGAGTCAGTCTTGGAAATATAGTTAAAGTATCTAATACTTCATTACCTAAGAATACATTTCCTTTAACATTTGTTTCCCCAGTTACATCTAATAACCCAGTAACATATACATTAGTATTAAGATAAGTAGAAGTTGATGCAGCTAAAAAATTAACAGGTCCAACTAATGAATCAATGTCATTATCGTGTATGCGAATGTTTCCAGTTTGAATTGCAGTCATATTGATGTTTGTAACACCATACTCTGTTTCAAAAACTAGTCCGCCGGTTGCTCCAAAGTCAATATGTTGTGCGTTAAACACAACTTGGCCAGTTTCTTGGTTAACATAAAATATATCACCTACACGAAAATCGCCTTTATGATCCATACTATCGTAAAAGATTCTTGCATCGTTGGTTGCAACAATTTCATTTTCTTGAAATACATTTGATTTATCGTTGCTTGAGATGTTACCAGATCCAACATAGCTAAAATTATGTCCAGTTAGATAACCTCTTGTATTTGTTCCGTCTGCAACTACACCGTATGTACCGTATATATTTGCGCTGTTAATACTTCTAAACTCTGCACCATTAGTTAAGTAACTACCTCGTTTAGCATAATAGGTAAACGAGTTTAACCATTCAACCCTAACATTATTTTTTGCAACTATAGAATCTTGATTTGGTGTAATTAACGTAACTGCGTAACATAGTAATGAAGGAACAATGTTACCGGATAAATCTGCATCAGTACTGTCAACTAATATGCCGGCACCAGCATCCCCTTGATTAAATCCTAACGGATCGTTCGTTGGAGTTACTGAACCTTTAGAAATTATTGTAACATTTTGGATATATGGACTTTTAACTAATGATTTAAAATTGTTAGCAAATCTAAATGCGTATCCGGTATTATTAACAATATCAAAGAAGTAGTCTTGAATTGTTAAGAAAGAAACAGTAGTATCACCATTTAATAAAAATGCATCTTTGTTGTTTGTAGCAATCGTTGGTTTAATAACAACTGCACGAATACTCATCCCACGGACACTAACTCCTAGAGGAATTGTTAATGGGAATATTTCGGTATATGTTCCAGGAAAGATAACAACTTCGTCACCTACTGTTGCGATTGCTAGTGCTGCTTTTATCGTTTTAAAAGGAGCATGGGCGTGCATACCAGATAATGTGTCATTACCTGTAGTTGATACGTAAATTGTCTTACCAGAAGATAACGCTAGATTAATACTATTAATTGTAATATCAGACGATGATGTTATATTAGTTGCAGTAACGTTGCGTGTGTACAAAGTTTGCCAATATTTACTTAACGATCCTAACCCGTATGTACTATTATCTGGTATTATACTACTTGTAATATCAGTATTAAATGTTACGCTATCAAGATTGTTATTACCAAATGTAATAGTACCGTCCCACGTAACATCACCAGTTGCGTGAAGTGTACCGTCAATATTTACAGTTGAAGTTGTAAATTTTACTATTCCGGTACCGTTAGGATTAAGTTCAATGTTACTATCAACTGTAAGATTTTCTATTTTTTGATTAGTAAAACTAAGGTTAGCAGTCTGAAGTTCAGGTGCTTTAATTGTAGGATCAGTAGTTTGATTTGGACGTAAGTAAATCGTTCCGAGAGGATTTTGAATCTTATTTGTAAGTATTGAAAAGTTAGCAATATCAGCTTGTGTATCAACAACTAAGTAAGATGTTCGTGCATCTGCAACCGACAATTGTCGTGTTGGTGCATCGTTTTTAATGCCAATTTTGTTGTTATTAACATCTAGATACAGTAAGTTTGTTTCAAACGCTAAATCTTCACCGTTTCTTAATAAGTTTTCCGAAAGAAGCGGTCCGCTTACTCTACCCATTTCAATACCCATAACAATTCCTTAATTACTTGTCAAAGCCGTGTAAGACTGTAACTACTTTTCCTAATGGCACAGGTGAATTAAACTTTAAATAATATCCAATTGGTGACTGTATACTTTCAGAAATTGTAAGTTGTGTGTTCACTGCAATAGTACTAGTAGTGGTTGCATTACTAATCACTGCACTAATTAACGCGTCTGTATTTGCATCAGATACTGATGAAACAATAGTTGTACCATTAGGTATATTAGCGTGTCCGTTGATCGTTGCACCTGTAATATCTAATGAGGTGTAAATTGCATCTGCACTTTTAATTTGTCCAGATACTGTTGATGTTCCTGGATTTGACACTGCTAATGCATAACTAACTGAACTAGTAGTTGACGAAGTAACGGTAAATGTTCCGTTATATGCAGTTGGCATATATCCAGTTACTACAATAGAAGACCCAACTGCAAATGGTGTTTGTGTTAACGCTGTAAATTCAAGAGTTGCAACACTTGTTGACCAAGTTGCGTTTCCGCCTAATACATGACTATTAAAATACAAAGTTGTTGAACCTAATGGTGCAGCAAAACTTAATTTTGGCGTATAAGTTCCAGCGCCAATAGTTGGATTTTGTACAATTGTATAATTAGTATTTGATAGCTGAAGAACATTTTCAACAACAACTAAAATATGTTTAGCCATTTGAGTTACATCCCAAGTAATTCCACTTTGTACAGTAGTTACCGGAGCAGGCGATAATGGTCCAAAATATAAATTAAGACTGTCTCCTGCACCTAAACTTTGCTGTGTAATTAGTGTAGGTTCTTTAAATCTCAAACTACGCCAAGTACCAGATTGATAAACTTCTAATTCACCACCTGTTACTATGTCAGTATTGTATCGCATCATACCGTTTATAGGTGCTACGGGTCGTTCTGCAGTAGTACCAGATGGTAATGTTACGTTGTTTGTAGTAGTCATAACAACACTATTAGTCATGTCTACATATAATCTTTGATCCCATGGGGCTCTACGATTTAAAACTTGCTGACGTAAATATCTCATGTTATACCGCCAATATGCTTACTGTAGCTGTGATATTGCTTAGTGAATCGGTTTTTGCTACTAACGAATCTCCAGTACCTAATACCATTTTTTCTTGATCAAAACTAACAGTTTCACCTGCAGGTACTGGAAGACCGTTAACAATAATGTTACTAGCACCTGCTGTGCCGCCCGATGGTACTGCGTAGACATACAATAATGATTGATTTAAAGTAGGTGTTGCAGGTACATAGGTTGAGGTATTGCAGAAAATAAGAGTAGTAATTGCTCGATCTCCTGATCCTGACGCTAGTGTAGTGTTTGATGATGTTACTTCTGTGTTATAAATTGCCATATCTTATCCTTAAAAAAGCATACTTAATAGTACTGCTCGATTTCTGCTTACTAGTTCGTCATTGTTATATGCAGTTGCACCATAAGTATTATTATTTGTAAAATATATACCTGTTCGGCCAGGCCCTTCAAGATCTTTTGAATATAATTTTGTTTTACCTGTTATTGCAGTTGTTTGACTTGATGCTTGATCATCTAATGTTAATACTGCATTTACTTCGACTAAGTTAGCATCAGATGTTAAAATTAAAGGATCAGTTCCGGTATTTTTAATAGTTGTACCAAATAAATTTAATGTATCAACACTTAACCCAGACGATGTAATAATTGCACGTTGCGTTGTATTAATTTTAAATATTATTTCTGAAGCAGTAGTTGTTTCAACCATTGCTGTTATAGAACCAGGAGTACCCGGAACATCTGCTGTTTTTTTATAAATTGTGTCAACGTCGGCCATACTACCTAAAAACGGGGTAAACGTTGGAGCGGGTTTTAAGTTTCCAGAAACTACGTAGCTGTTAACATATAATTTAGTAGTAAGACTAGAATCAATTAATCGATTTTCGTAAGATACCGTGTTATAAGTTGAATTGATTACAGTTAGTGTAGTATTTGTACTTCGTAAATTAAATGCAATACCATTTGTGTTTGTACCATTATTTGAAATTGCACTAAGCTCAACTGATGATACTTTTAAACTTGCAAGTGTATTGGTAGAATCTCTAGATGTTGATAACACATAGGTTCCGTTTTCAGTTGCATTTAATATTGGATTGTAGTGAGTTACTGCTTCTTCGTACAGCATTTTAGCAGTTAACACAATAGTGCCGTCGCGGCCTCGATCAATAGAAATTCCGGCAGACCCTAAGGTAATACCATTACCATTAGTACGTGGTTCACCATTGTTTAATACTATAATGTTATCTTTAATCGTAGCATTTGTCGATTCAATCGTTGTCGTTTGCCCTTTAATATCAAGATCACCAGTAATAATTACAGAACCAGTAGTACCAGTGTCTAATGTGATAGAATTACCAGTAGGGACTTTTATTCTGTAATCACCTTCACTAACTTTTAATATTTTTGACATTCATATTCCTTAAAAGAGGGCCTCACGACCCTCTATATAATCTTTATTAAGCGTTATCGATTTTTACAGATACACCTACAGTAGGTGTACTAAAAGTCCACTGTACTACTTGTGGTTGACTGTTAACTAATGGAAATTGTGTACCGGTGTTAGGATAGATTGTTGCTTTATGGCTAGTTAATTTAACAACCCAATATGTGCCGTTTGCACTATCGGTTGCATTAATAGTCATTTCGCCTAACGCAGTAGCTGCAGAAGATTTTAATTGAGCAACAACAGGAGTTCCACTTGTGTCAGATGTATTAACTTTGTAACGATCTTTTGCAACTTGTTTAACGATATCAGCTTGTTTAGAGCTTGAACCAGTAAATGCATATGCAATGATACCTGGATCTGGGTTAGCAGCAGTACCTGTAACTGCAGTATTTCCAACCGGGCTTGTCATAACAACAGTACCTAATGTTACAGATTGTGTTGCAGTTGCAGTTGGTACAGTTGTTGAATAACCTGAACCAGCGTCAGTAATTAAAACTTCTTTAGCTTTATATGTTAATGTAACAGTTGCACCAGTAGCTAATGGGTTAGTTGCACTAATAATAGAAGTTGTGCGAGCACCAGTAGCTAATGCACCATCTGCATAAAGGAATGTACCGCCGTTAGTAACGTTAAGTGTTTGAATTACACCAGAACCATTAACAGTTGCAACTGTAAAAATAGTACCGTTACCAATAGTAAATGTATCACCTTGACTGTAATTTGTGCCGCCTACAAAAGAACTAACAGTGTTAACTTGTGATGTGATAGTTGCAGTAGCAGCTACACTGTTTAATAAGTCTGGTGCGCCTGTTAATGTTACAGTTGGGCGAACTGTATATGAACTAGCAGCTGTTACTGGAATGCTAGCTACACCTTTACCAACGATACCATCGTCAGCAATTGTTGATATTGAACCGACGTTGCGGTTACCAAAATATTTTTTATTTAATGGACGTCCCATTTGATTTCTCCTTTTGACGTTTTATGTCATACGCAGTGGGTCACTGCATAAGTCCGCAATTACGGCACTTATTTGACAAAGTATTTATCCGTAGGTGATACCTACGCCTATCTGATTTACAATAACTAAATCACGATGCGGATAAACTTGATTGCTTCTAAAACTAATTGCAACACCAAATGACTCATTAGCAACATCTGCACTTGTTAAGGTAGTTCCCCATTGGTTATCAGCACTTCCGTATACATTTGTATTGCCAATGATAGGAATTAATGGGCTGTTTTCACCTGTATACATATTACTCTGTACTGGATCAACAGGACTAGCCATATTATCACCAATATATTCACCGTTGAGTCTAAGTTGTATGCGTAAATCTTCAATTCTTGAAAGTCGATGTACATCTAAATACAATTCTATACCAATTACATTCAATCCTGCATCAGGAATATCAAATTTAGAAAACCATAATTCAGTAGTATGACTAAGGAATTTTTCCATCCATAGTCCACTAACTGTATGAAGTGGTTGTCTACTAGTAATAGGATTGTCTGGTGTTAATGTGCCGTTGATATTCCACTCAACTAAAGGTTGAATTAAATCAGTGTGTTCACTATATTCGATAGTTATTTTAGGATGATAATATTGTGTAGTCATAATGTATTTACCATAAAAAAAGGGCTCCTAAGAGCCCTTTTGTGTAAAATAAAGTTAAGTAAACCTTAGCTAAATTTAACGTTACCGTTAGTAATACCAACACGACCTAAATAGTCAGCAGCGTTACCTAAAGATGATGCAGTGTTAGACAATTCAACATAACCATAACGTGTCATGAACGATACAACTGGTTCAAATGTTGATGGATCTAAAACAACACCTGATGACATCAAAGGAATGTAAGGGCAATAAAACGCAGGAGCGTCTGATTCTGAACCACCTTTGTAACCAATTAAGATTGAAGTGCTGTCTTGTGCATAGCTGTTTACATACACTTTCAATGAGTTGTTTAATGTACCAACAAATTTTGTGTTAGTCGGAGCTTCAAAAGTACCTTCAGTTGTACGAGCAAAAGCTGAAGTAGTAGCTGATTGTAAAATTGTTAATGCAAATGGTGATACAACAGCATAGTTACCAGCACCACGACGTGTACGTTGTGCAATCAAGTTGCTTACACGGTTGATTTGAACAGCTAATGCAGCGTGTTCGTCACCAACAAAAGTTGCTGTACCAGAAACTGCAGCTTGGTTATAAGTTTCAACGTCTGAACCAGCTAAAGTTAATAATGAAGTGATAATTTCTTGATCAATCTCAGCAGTAATTTCTTGAGCCAACGCAGCCATAATTTCTGCTTCTACATCAATACCTTGTTGTGATTGAGCATCTTGAGCAGATTCAAATGTCCAGCGAGCTGACAACTTACGTGTTTTAGCTTCAACTGTTTGTTTCAAGATTTGAATACTCATTTTTTTGCCTGGTTGTCCTTCTAAAGTTGCAGTTGAAGCTGCTTTAGCATTAGAAGTTGAATCATTACCTGAATAAGCTTCTGCAATTTTGAATGGACTCAATGCTTCTTCGCCTGCTACAGTACTATTTGAACTGTCTGCATAACGAACACGCAATGTGTGGATTTGGCCAACTGGGCCAGTCATTGGTTGTACACCTACCAATTCGTTAGCAATAACGGTTGGCATTACACGTCTAATTACTGGTAAAATTACACGGTTTAAAGTTGCAACGTTTCCAGCAGAAGTAGCACCAGCAGTAGGAGATTCTATCAAATACTTACGTGTATTTTCAAGTGTTACGCCCATTACTGATTTTTTTGTACCTGACAAGCCTTCTAAAAGTGCTTGTTTTGTTTCTGCCCAACGGCCATTAAGTAGTTCTGACATTTAAATTCTCCTAAATTTTTATAGACCAGCGAGGCGGCGGATATCAATAATGTTTGATTCATCTTCGCTGCTACGGGTGGTTGTGGAAACAATCTTGTTTCCGGTTATTTCTTTAGCTTCTACAAGAGCTTGTCTTTTTTGTGGTGCTTGTTTACCAGAAATTACTGCTGGTAAATATTTTTCAAAACTTTCGTTAAGTTTTGAAGTTTTTACACTCGTCATCAATTCGCCCATAATAGAGCGTTGTTCAGCGTTTAGAGGAGCCAACAATTCGCTCATAACTGCTTTTCTTTCTTGCGACTCTTTCAACGCAACGATTTCTGCTTGTTTGCTTTCTAATATTTGGTCAGCTTTGACAACTGCATGTGCAGCTTCATTGATGGCTAAATTTTTCATGTCTATGACTTTGAGCAATTTTGCAGTTTCGGATTTTTCATTCAAGTAGCTCGATTGATATTCAGCAGCAAACGCTTCGAATAATTTACGACCAAAATCTGTACGACGAGCTGATTCAATATCTTCTTTTAATGAAGTAATTTCAGCGTTTAAGGTTTGACCTACAACACTTTCAACCATTACTGCTGCGCGTTTTACAAATTCTTGTTTTACTCGTTTGATTTCTTGACGACCTTCACGAATCAGACGAACTTTTGATTCGGCTACGTCTTTTTTATCTTTATAGAACTCTGCAATTTCTTGTGCAAGAGCTTCTACTACGAAGTGTTCTAATGTGCCAAATTTATTTGCCATTGACATTTGATCTTCGTGTAATTCTTTAACTTCTTGTGCTAGTTGACGGGTAACAAATGTGTTAACAGTCTTTGCGCTTTCGGTCATTTTTCTAGCAAATTTAACTTTCATTTCTGCTAGTTGTTTACGATCATCTACAAATTCGCTAAGTTCACTTGATAGTTGTTCAGAGATCATACGATCTACTGCTTCAACCATAGTGTTTTTATCATGCTCATATTTTTGAGCAAATTCTTCGCGTAGTTGTTGAGCAACCTGATTACGGTTTTCTACAATGCGTGATTCCCATGCTTGCTCAATAGACTCTTTGATCTCTGCCGAAACCACATTGTTTTCAAATAAAGTTTTTAGTGCATCCAACATATGTGATTCTCCTGTACTATTGGAGTTTGCTTATTATATTCAATAAGCTCTCTTTGAGGTATTTTTGCGCTTGAGGATCTCCTCTAACTTCTTCCGCTATGCGAAAAGATTTAAGTCCACCTTTTGTATTCATTAGGTGTTCATAAATTGGCGTAGGGTAAGCTCCTGGTGCGCTAGGTTGAGCTACCATATCAACTGTGATAATCTCAAAATCTGAAACTTCACCGGATCCGCTATCACTAACGTTACCAGATCCGCGTGAACTGACGCCGAGTTTCACTCCGCTTTCTAACATTGTTTTGATTAATTGTCCCATTGGTGTTGGTAAAATTTTAAGTTTACCGTAACCATTTGGACCTTCCATCCACATGTTAGTTATCATATGTGAAACTCGGTCTAAGTTTATTTTTAGATCATCTGGATGATCTACTTCTCCGAGCACAGAATAACCGTTTTGAATTTGATCGTTGAGGGTTTTAACAGCCTTGCTAATCTCGCTCACAGGATACACACGTTGATTTGCGTTACGGATACCGCCTTGTATACAAATACCGCTCATATACAAACTTTTTCCTTCCTTGTCGTCGGATTCAACGATCATTTGTGCTTCGTTGAAGCTAAGGTTTTCTCGGAGATGTAACATATATTACTTTCTACCTGGTATCAAACTTCTTGTGTTTGCTGCTTTTTCGCCAGTGCCTTTTCTTTCACTACCGTGTCCTGCAGGTACTTTTTGTAACTTAGGAGCTTTTGCGTTGCCAGGTACATTTTGGTTTCCGCCGTCCATTTTAGTTGTTGTAGGTTTTAATAATCCACCTTTAGTGCCTTCGCCTGAAGCTGTGCCACCAAATTTAGGAGCTACGCCGCCCATGTCATTGTATTTAGGTTTATTAAACAAACTTGTGTTGTTATCACCGTTGTTACCATGTTTAGGTAATGCAACTTTGTTTACATATTCAAACATGCTTTGGAATTCATTTTCTTCTTCGCCTGCGCCGAATTCGTCGCTGCCCATGTCATCCATACCGGCCATGTCGTCGTCGCCTAATTCGTCGCCGCCAAACATGTCATCATGTTCTGGTTCATCTTCTTCGCCGGCTAATAATTGTTCAAATTCTGATTTTAATTCGTCTAATGCATCTTCTAAATCAAGAACGCGGTCTTCTAAACCTTCATCGCCTTCATCACCAAATTCGTCATCACCAAATTCATCGTTTTCGTCGTCATCACCAAACATGTCATCGTCTTCGCCTTCTTCGTCGTCAGCACCAAACATGTCATCGTCTTCGCCTTCTTCATCATCACCAAATGCGTCATCTTCAGAATCATCTTCAGCATCATCTTCTTCTTCTTCAAATTCTTCTGCTAATAATCTTTCGTAAATCTCGCGTGATTTACCTACTACAATGTTGTGAAAAATATCTTTTGCTGCTTCATGATCTTCGTTGATCAATGCCTCAAGCATGGCTTCAAATTTTGTACGGTCAGTCATGTTAATCTCCTGTGATAAATTTTATACAAGGCTGTCTTATATTTACACTACTTATAAAAAAGAACGTAAATATGGGGTCAAACCGGTGGTTTTTTAATATTTTAGAAATTATTTATGCCGCCGGGGGCGGTGTTGAATACATTGAATGAACAAATGCTAATTCAACCTCTTGTTCTAAAATATGAGCTTCGCTGCTCTTACGTAATTCGTTAATTTGTCTGAGAGACAACCGTGTCTTGCGCGTATCTGACCGCTGCATTAACGATTTATCATCATTTGGATTATACCGCATATCGCTTGCAACATGTCTTGTGTTAGGGTCAATGTAAAAAAGTTCTCGTAGTATCATATATCTATTTATCCTATCGATGGAGCAGCGCCACCCATGGGTGCAGCTGGAGGCATGCCACCGCCCATGCCGCCCATTCCTGCATCCATGCCCATTCCCATATCAGCAGGAGCGGCTAGATTTCCTGCCATACCTAAGTCTCCCTCCATACCTGCTGCGGATAACCCTGCACTACGCAGTTCGCCTGCAGCATCTGTATGTGTAGGCTGGCCTTTACCTTGTTCTTCACCCCATAATCTTTCATTTTCTGCCATTTCATCTTCATTTAATCCTAAAAATCTCTTAAGTGCAAAGCGTTTACTCATGTAAGGTACGGCTTGTATTGTATTAAACGTATTAATTCTTTCTGAATCTAATCCTGCTTGCCGAGCACTGGCAAAGTTCATTGGAGGATTAAACGCTAATTCAAATAGATTAGCATCAATGTTCATTCCTCTAGAGAACATATACATTTTAAATTCGTTTGTAAACGATTCTGTAATCAAACTTTGTAATCTTTCACAGTATTTGTTAAATCTTAACTCTTGAATGTATGCTGTACCAACACGTCCGTCATTAAAACTTGCTTGTGAATCATCTGCACCTGTTGGTAAGTAGCTACTTGGTATCCGTAAACCTCGAAATAATTTGTTTGTAAAGAATTTTAAGTCGTCGATCTCACCTAGATTAGTTCCGCCTGGTAGTGTATCAACTTTAGAACCACGTCCTTCTGCAGTTTGCGGAAAGAAATAGTCCTCATTTATTGATAATGGATTGTATGCACTGTCAATAACGTTCTGACCGCCTCCACTTTGACTTGGAATTCTACGTTGATGTATCTCATTTTTAACTCTTTCTACAAACGCCATAGCTAAATGACTTGGCATATTACCTACGTCAATGTGGAAAACACGTCTTTCAGGAGCTCTTTGTATACGATAAATTAAAATAGCATCTTCTAAAAGCTCTTTTTGCTTATAAACTTTGAAAATATTCTCTAATAAACTGTTACCAAACGGATAATTGTTATCTAAACCTTCTGATAATGATAAATGTACAACGTGTTCGGCGTTAATTGCGTATTCTGTTTCAGCCATACCAAATCTAGATCCCGAACTAGCACTAGGATACGGTCCTGATGCACCTCGTTGTGCGCTTTGTGATCCCATATATCCTGCACCTGAGGTCATACCGCCGCCCGATTGTCTAGGATTAATATTAGGAGTTATCTGTGTAGCAACTAAATTTTCAAAGTTAGGAGCTAAGTCTTTAATAATATATTGTTCAGGTTTCTTTCCATCGCTTTCATTTACAATGATTTTTACAATTTTACTAGGATCAACCCAACTCCATTTCTGTGTTTCAGGATCTCTAACAAAGAATGCATCACCATACTTAAATACATTTCGAACAATGCGAAAGATTTTAGTATCAAATTGTTGTAATTTGTTCCATTGTTGTAAGTATTCACCTAAAATTCGTATTTCTGAATTAGTACCTTTACTATTCCATCTAACTGTAAATGGACTTTTTCCATCTTTTAGCTTTTGTGTACAAAATTCAGCAAGAATGTCTAATGCTGCATTAATTTCCGGGTCGCTATCCATTACTTCGTACTGTTGATATCGTTCAATACGATTTGGACTACCAGTATAAACATCAGGCAGGTAGCTAGAATAGTTAGTTCTAGCAGGCCCTGCTTTTGAATTGTTTGATAATCCAACTGTACGTGATACTTCACCGTTTGTGTCAATTGGTGAAAAGTGTTTTCGCCATGCCATAATATATATTTCCTTAATCTTTATGCGTATCTATTGCCAGTTATACTTTTTGTTGCTTGGATTTGTTTGCGGCTATTATTGCTTATATCATCTGTATGCTGAGCCATTTGTCCCATAGTCTTATTTAACTGCATTAACGCATCGTGCAAATCTTTTAATGTTACGTCTTTAGCAACAGGTGCTTGCACTACTGGAGGTGCAACTGGTTGTGGCTGCGCAGCCGGTTGTGGCTGCTCAGCTGGTTTTGGTGGAGTAACATCTTGCGCAGTTATTCCTGATCTGTCTGGTGTTGTATCTTTAATTTGAGCATGTGCGCTTTTAACTTCAGCTGATTTGCGAGAATTATAGTCATCAAATCGTTCAATGCCAAACTTTTTATACATTGCATCAACATGTTGGTCTTCCTTAGACTTAGGTTTAACTATTGCTGGAGGTATAACTGGTTTTTCTGGTTCTTTTAAAGTAGCAGTAGCATCTTTTAATTTAGGTTTTTCTGATTCTTTTACAGTAGTGTTAGCATCTTTTAATTTAGCCTTTTCTGCTTCGGCTTCTGCTCGAGTAGTAGCACCTTTGTCTAATTTTTTTATTGCGGCTGCTACTTTTGCTTGTTCTTCAGGTGTTTGATTATTAGGGTTAGATTTTACATCCTCTATAGCTACAGCAGGTTTATCATCTTTAAAGAAATCTGATATCGACGATCCGGCTTTACTAAATGTATCCGAAATTGTATCAAAGAATCCTTTATCTTCTGTCTTTTCTTCAGGAGCTGCAACATCAGTAGGTAACTTAAGACCATTAATTGAATCTGCAATTGCATTAGATTTATCTTTTAAGCTATCCACTGCTGATGCAGGTTTTACATCAGTTGCAGATTGATCTACGTTAATAGGTTTAATGTCTGGAAACATTTTGTTTTCGTTAAACATTTTTGACATTGTGTCACTAGCAGACTCAAAGACGTTACTAATATCTGGTGTTTTAAACATGTCCTGCGCTTTAGCAAATATGTCTTCATGACTTAACATTGGCGCGTTGTTAACACCATGTAACTGTTCACTTATGTTAGCAAACGGTTTAGAAAAGTCAGGCTGTAGTGTTTTAGATGCAACATGTTTGGCAATTTCTTCAGGATTTACAAAAGGCGTTGCGTTAGTGTCAATACCAAATTTAGTTTTTTCGTCTTTTTTAACTTCATCGGGTTTTAATGCAGGTTTTGCAACTTTTGATTCTGCATCCATCCTAGTATTATAATCTTTAAACGTTTCAAGACCAAACTTTTTATACATGTCTTTTACATGTGCATCTTCTTTAGTATCTGCAGGTTTTTTAAGATCATCAGTTTTAGGTTTTTCTGGTTCTTTTTCTTTATATCTTCCGGAGTTTTTCTGTCTTTCAATTTCTGCTTTTTGTGCTTCAATTGCTTCTGGACTATTATCTACTTTGCCAATACCTTCTTGAGATCTTTTATCTGCAGCATCTTTTTCTTCTTGCGAAATTTCTTCGTATGTTACGTTACCTTTTGCAAACGCTGGTTTATCATCTTTGAATAATCCAGATATCGATGACCCAACTTTGCCAAACGCATCCGACACAGAATCAAAGAAGCCTTTTTCTTCTTTTTTCTCTTCAACTTTTTCAGGAGCTTTAGGTTGTTCTTTAGTTTGTTCTTTTTTCTCTATACCGTCAACTTTTAATGCACCAAAAAGTTTTTTGTTAAGTTCTTCTGTTGATTTAATTGGATCAATATCTTTAAATCCAGCTTTTGCAGTTATTATTGCATGCTGTTGCTGCTGTTCAATAAACGTTTTACTTTGTTGATAATCTTTAATTTTTGCAATAGCAGTATTTTCAGCATTAATTGCATCGGCTTTTTGCTGATCAGTAGTTGCATCTTTATGAGCCTTAATTGCTTTTTCTAAATCCACCCCTGCAGGACCAAGAGATGCCATTTTTTCAGCACCTTCTTTAGTTCTAATACCGCCTGTTTGAATTTCACTAGTTACTGTTTCAATAGTCTTAGATAATGCTGCAAATTTATCTTCAACAGGTTTAGTTTCTGCAGGTTTAACTTCTTCTTTTTTAGGTTCTTCTTTTTTAGTGTCAGTTGGTTTAACTTCTTCTTTTTTAGGTTCTTCTTTTTTAGTGTCAGTTGGTTTAACTTCTTCTTTTTTAGTATCAGTTGGTTTAACTGCAACTTTTTCCATAACTTTAGCAGTATGCTCAGAAAGATTTTTTAACGCTGGTTCAAAATTAATGTTTTTAAGTTTATCAGCAACTTCACCTAGTGATTTAGTAACATCTTTCATTTGAGTAGTAGCGGCAGTAAATGTTTTGTTAATTTCAGACATTTGAGGAGACGCTGCATTCGCTTGTGTAGCAACGGTATTCTTAACATCTTCAAAATTTAATGCGGGTAATTCTGACGAAGTAGCTGCTGTATTTTTCATATCAGGTTTCATTTGTTCTGATATGCTGTTAAACAATCTATTCATTTGTGATTCGTTAGCAACTAACTCTTTACCATGTAACTCTACTAATTCACCATTTGGGTCAAAAGATTCAAACATATCTTTAAATCCACCACTTCCGCTAATAAAGCTTTCAAATGATGGTGAACCTGTTGAACGTTTTGGCGCAGCACTTGGAAGAGTCTCGTAGTTTTTAGTAGAATCTTGAAACTCTTTACGATTTTTCTCGTATGCATCGGCTAGCTTTCCGGCATCAAACGGAAGTGCTTTTACAATAGCATCACCAATTTCTTTTCCAATTGCTGCAGGAGTTGCTTCTGCTTGTGTTCTAGATCTAAGTGCTTCGGTAAGTTTTGATTCTGCTCCAATTACTTCATTAGTTTCTTTTACAAGTCCGTTAAATGCACTGCCGGTGCCGGCAGCAATGTCTTTTAATACGCTGTCAGCTTGGTTTATAGTTTGGCCAAGTTCGCCACCTTTAATCTTTTCGCCTTTTTCGTCAACACCCTTTCTATCTAATTTAGCCGATTCATACAGCATATTTCTTGCAGTACTTGCATCAATGGTGTTGCCTTTGTTTTTTTCTTCGTCTATCTTAGCATTGATTTTTTGTAATTCGAGATTACCGGTATACATTTCTCTAGTTTTATCAGCAGCTGCACCGGTAGCAAAAACACCCATTTGCTTATACGAAGTAGAATTTTGAACTTCGGCAAATTTACCTAGAAATTCTTCATTTTGCTTTTGCGAAGCT